CACCCGCTCCGTTGCCGGCAAGATCGTGGACGTGGACGCCCAAGGCGTCTGGGTCCGCATCGGCTGACGCGCATCCAAACGAAAGGACAGCATCCGTGATCGTCAATACCGGCAATCTCAAGACGCTCGGAACCGGCTTCAGCGCCGCTTTCAAGCGCGGCCTCGGCCAGGCGGCATCGCAGCTCGCGGTCATCGCCACAACCGTTCCGTCGACCACCGGCCAGAATGAATATGGCTGGCTCGGCAAGTTTCCCAAAATGCGCGAATGGCTCGGTGACCGTGTCATCAACAGCATCTCGCAGTCCGACTATGTCATCAAGAACAAGGACTGGGAAAACACGATCGAGGTCGATCGCAACGATATCGAGGATGACAATATCGGTATCTACAGCCCACTCTTTACCGAGATGGGCCTTGCGACCGCCGCGCACCCGGATGAGCTCGCCTGGGGTCTGCTTAAGGCCGGCTTCGCCACCAACTGTTATGATGGCCAGTTCTTCTTCGACACCGATCATCCGGTCCTTGACGAAAATGGTGAGCCGCAATCGGTCTCGAACACCGGCGGCGGCGCCGGGTCGCCCTGGTTCCTGATCGACGATACGCGCGCGCTGAAGCCGATCATCTTCCAGGAGCGCAAAAAGGCTCAGTTCGTCGCGAAGGATTCGCCGACCGACGACAACGTCTTCAGCCGCAAGAAGTTCGCCTACGGCGTCGACGCCCGCTACAATGTCGGCTTCGGCTTCTGGCAGTTCGCCTATGGCAGCAAGCAGACCCTCGACGCCGCCGCCTACAAGGCCGCGCGCGCCGCGATGATGGGGATGAAGGGCGACTATGGCCGTCCGCTCGGCATCCGCCCGACGCTGCTCATTGTCGCCCCGGCGAACGAGGAAGCGGCGCTGAAGATCGTCAACAGCGAATATGGCGCCGGCGGCGAGACCAACCCCTGGAAGGGCACGGCGAAGGTCGTGGTCGTGCCGTGGCTGGCCTGATCCGCGTCCGGTCGCTTGCGGCGACGCGTCGCCGCGCGGGGTTGGCCTTCACCCGCGATCCGCTCGTCATCGGACCTGAAAGTCTCGGCGTGGGCATCGCGGCGCTGATCTCGCTGGCTGCAATCGTCAGCGACCCCGCGCTGGTCGTCGAAGTCAGCGGCGAAGAGACGCCCGATGTTTTCACCGAGATCGGGCACAACGACCGCCAGGCGATCGCCGATCTGGCGATCTCTGCGGAACTGTCGGCCGATGACGAACTGTCCAGGGCGGCGATCGAGCATATCGTCGAGGGCCTGATCGGAAAGATGGAATTGCAGAGCCCGGAGGAGGCAGAGGACAAGGGTGACGGCGCGGCCGCGTCGTCGCCGGCGCCCGACGCAAAGGCGGAGGCTGGTGTGGACGCCGCCCCCGCTGCTGAAACTCCTCCGGCATCGGACGCGTCGGCGGCGGACGGTGAGCAGTCTCGCGCTGGGGTGGACGCATCGGTGGCGGCGCCAGCCGCTGGCGCGGACGCAGGGAAACAACCGGAGGACACCCAGCAGCCTCCGGTCGCCGATGGAACCACGCTTGCGGCTATCCCCGCCGCTGAAGCTGCCAATCCGGCCGCTGCCGCACCCGCGGCGCCGGCCGCTCCAGATCCGAAGAAGGGGAACGCGGTCCCGGTCGAGGCGAAAGCCAAGGCCGTTGCCAAGCCGCGCGGCTCTTCGGGTCGCAAGGCCCCGGCGTCGGCATCCACTGGCGGCGCCAAGGCCTGAAGGGACGGGTCGGCGGCAACCTTGCTGACGCCGCCGGCCCCGACCTCCGCACACATTAGATCATGAGCACCCATGCCGATCGTCTATGCCACCCTTGCCGACATGCAGGCCACCTTTCCGGCCCGCGACCTCGTGCAGCTGTCCGACTGGGCCGGCGCGGGGGCGATTGACGAGGCGCGCATCGAGCGCGTGCTCGCCAAGGCGGGAACGGTGATCGACGGCTATGTTTCGGCAAAATATGGCGATCGTAGCGGCCTGCCAGTACCGGCGCTGCTTCGCGAGATCGCCTGCGACATCGCCTTTTTTGAGCTGTATCGCGCGACGCCGCCCGAAGGTGTGACCAAAAAGCGCGACGCCGCGATCGCGACACTGCGCGACATCGCCAGCGGCAAGGTGCGGATCGACGAAGGCGTCGTCGATGCCGTTCCCCAGCGCCCCGGCGCCATCCACTTCAAGGGTCGCAAGCGCTTCAGCCGCGACGATCTGGACGGTGCGATGTGACCGCCTCCATCCAGTTCACCACGGTCGGCGCGCGCCAGCTCGAGCGCGAAATGGCTGCCCTGGTCGCCGCCGGCGAAGATCTGACCGAATTCAACCAGGCGTTCGGACTGATCCTCGAAAGCAACACCGTCGACCGCTTTGATCGCGAAACCGCGCCCGACGGGGCGAAATGGCCGAAGAGCGCGCGCGCCGAGCTGGAGGGGGGCAAGACGTTGACCGACACCGGGCGGCTGAAAGGATCGATCACCAGCGAGGGCGACGCCAAATCGATCCGTGTCGGCACCAACGTCATCTATGCCGCGCCGCATCAGTTCGGTGCAACGATCCGCGCCAAGAGCGACGGCAAGCTGAAGTTCCGTCTGCCGGGCGGGCTCGGCTTCCGGGCCGTCGAAGAGGTCGTCTTGCCCGCGCGCCCGTTCCTCGGGCTTGGTTCCGAAGACGAAGCCGACGGCCGCGCGCTCGCCAACGACTTTTTCCCCGGCAAGGCGCCCGGCCTGTTCTCCGGCGGCAGCGCATGATCGAGCTGATCTTCGCCCTTGTCTGGATCGCCGGCATCGCCGCCGCCTTCTCCCGTCGCTGGATTCGCCGACAGGCCGACGCCTGGCCGATCGTGATCCTCTGGCCGTTGGCGCTCGCGCTTGTGGTGGGCATCCTTTTCTATGAAGGCTGTTATGGCCTGTTCCAGTGCGCCCGGCGGCGCCGGAGGCGCGCGTGATCGCTGCGATCGAACTCGCCATGATCGCAGCGCTGGCCGCGGCGGGGACCGAAGGCGCCGACCCCGTGCTCGCCTACCGCTATCGCACGCTCGAAACCTATCCCGCCGACTGGGACGAGTATTTCCGCGAAAAGGCCGATTGGAACGCGCCTGGCGCCTGGGCCGTCTTTGCCGGCGCCACCAGCCTGTCGCTGACCGGCGGCGGCACCGTCCTCGTCGAGGGGGCGCAGTTCGGCCTGGTCGTCGGCGCCGAAAATCTGCGCGGCGAACAGGAAACGCGCCACGGTGGACCCGATCCGCTGAACGAACCGGGCAGTTACCAGCTGGCGCTGGATGCGCTCGCGATCCTGTCGGGCAACTCACTCGGCCTGCCGATCCGCGCGCTCGAGCCGAAGCGCCTGCTGCTTGTCCGCCCTTCGGCGTTGATGATCGAGCGCAAGGCGTCGCTGATCGCGCTGCAATTCGAAACGACCTTTGAAGTCGACCCGCTCGACCCGTCTGCCGGGCTCGACGATCTCGAAAAAATCCACCTCGACTGGGACGTCCCCGCCTTTGGCGGCGTCGACGGCGACCTGGTCGAGGACGGCATCCAGTTGCCCGCGCCGGCCGACGGACCGGGCAGCGCCGACGCTTCCGACCATTTGATCCTTCCGCAGGAGTGAAAGCATGATCAGCTTCAACCAAATCCCCGTCAGTCTCCGGGTTCCGGGCGCCTATGTCGAATTCGACAGCAGCCGCGCCGCCGGCGGGCTGCCCGCCGTGCGAAACCGCGTGCTCATCATCGGTCAGATGCTCGCCACGGGGACCGCGCCGGCGCTGGTGCCGCAACGCATCTTCAGCACCGAACAGGCCGATGGATTGTTTGGCGAGGCATCGATCCTCGCCCGCACGATCCACGCGTTCAAGGCCGCCGACCCGTCGAGCGAATGCTGGGCGATCGCGCTTGCGGACCTTGGCGCGGGTACCGCGGCCACCGGCACGATCACGGTGACCGGCCCGGCGACCGCGGCGGGTACCGCTTCGCTAATGATTGCGGGTCAGCCCGTGCCCGTCGCCGTCGCCAATGCCGCCAGCGCCAACACCGTCGCCACCGCGATCGGCGCCGCGATCACCGCCAAGACCAGCCTGCCGGTCACCGCGGCCGTCGAAACGAACGTCGTCACCCTGACCGCGCGGCACAAGGGCACGGCGGGCAACGATATCGACGTGCGCCACAGCTATTACCAGGGCGAGGCGCTGCCCGCGGGGATCGGGCTGGCGGTGGTCGCAATGGCAACCGGTGCGGGCGATCCCGACTATGATACCGTGTGGCCCGCGATCGCGGACGGCGAGTATCGCACGATCATCCTCGCCCATAATTCGGCCGCAGTGCTCGCCTCGGTCGAGGACGAGCTGGCCGACCGCATGGGGCCGATGCGGATGCTGGAAAGCTTTTGCTGGACTGCGAAGCGCGGCGATCTGGCGGCCCTTGTCGCATTCGGCCCGACGCGCAACAGCGAATTCGTTAGCAACATCGGGACCGGCCTGTCGCCGACGCCGCCGTGGGAATGGGCGGGCAATTATGGCGCGATCGGCGGCTATTACAGCGCGATCGACCCGGCGCGGCCGCTGCACACGCTGCGCCTCGACGACGTGTTGCCCCCGGCCGAGAATGCGCGCTTCAGCCGCAACGATCGCGAGGCGCTCTTGGCCGTCGGCATCGCGACCTTCGCCGTCGATCCCGGCGGCAACGTCACGATCGAACGCAGCATCACCAGCTATCAAGAGGATGCGTTCGGACAGGCTTCGACCGCGTTCCTCGACGCCGAAACGGTGCTCACGCTTTCCTACATCCGGCTCGCGGTCCGCGCGCGCTTCCTGGCGAAATTTCCGCGCCACAAGCTTGCGAACGACGGAACCCGCTTTGCCGCCGGCCAGGCGATCGTCACGCCGTCGGTACTGAAGGCCGAGCTGGTCGCACTGATGCGCGAGCTCGAGGAGGGCGGGCTGGTCGAAAACCTCGACCAGTTCAAGGCCGACCTGATCGTCGAGCGCGACGCGAACGACGCCAACCGCGTCAATGCGCTCGTGCCGCCCGACCTGGTGAACCAGCTGCGCGTGACCGCCAGTCAGATCCAGTTCCGTAACTGACGTTCGCCGCTGAGAAGGGCGTGAGCGCCCTCTCAACGGCCCGAAGAAGGAGACAAAAATGGCCAATCCCAACCAGGTCGTCGGCCAGGCGCGTATTCGCGTCGACGGCGATACTCTCGAAACCAAGAGCGGCGCGACGCTCGAGCTTGGCGGTCCCGTCCGCACCGCACAGCGCGGCGATCATCAGGCTGGCGCCTTCAGCGAAGAAACCGCCGAGGCGAAGCTGACCTGCACTATCCTGGTCAAGGCGAACGTCCGCCTGACCGACTATCGTAACATCGACAATGCGACGATCACCTTCAGCGCCGACACCGGCCAAACCTTCATCGTCCGCAATGCCTATGTCGCCGACGTCATTAGCCTGACCACCGGCGGCGACGGAGCCTCCCTGGTCTTCCAGGGTCCGCCGGCCGAGGAGCTTTGATCATGGGCGCTCCATACAAGCTGAAGCATCCGATCGAGCCCAAAACGGGCGACGCGATCACTGAGGTCACCATCCGCCCGATCAAGGGCAAGGATATGCGCCTGATCGACCGCTTCCAGACCCAACCGATCGCGCTGACCCTCGCGATGATCGACCAGCTTTGCCAGCTCCCCGACGGCAGCGACGTGTTCCCCGGCTTCGCCGACGAGCTGCACGAGGAGGACGTCGATGCGCTGGGAAAGCTTGTGATGCCCAGCGACGGCGATGGCCCGACGACTGGCTAGATTCGCTCGGCTTCATCGCGGCGGCCTTTGGCTGGCTGCCGGCGGTGTTGATGGAGATGGATTGGGACGAGGTGGAGCTGTGGCTCGACCAGGCGATGTGGACCGACGCGCATAAGCGCGGCGAGCAGGTGGACCGGTAAGTGGCGCTGAAATTCGCGATGATCCTGGAAGCGGTCGACCGGTTTACCCGGCCCGGCCGCCGTGCGCAGGCTACGCAGCGCGACCTGACCAAGGGTGCCCGCGATCTGGCGCGCGCCGGCGCGCCGGCCGCCCGCGCGATGGATCGAATGTCGTCCGCCGCTTCACGAATGCGCGCCCGCCTCGCAACCTCGCTCGCCAGCGTGAAGGCGCTCGCCGGCCGCGCCGGCATGAAGGCGCTCGAAAAATCGGCTTATGGCGCGGGCTATGCGATCGGCTGGACGATCCGCAAGGTGGGAACGCTTGCGCTCGGCCTCGCCAAGCTCGCTGGCGGCGCGGCGATCATCGGCGGCGGCGCCTTCTTCGGCGGTGTCATCTCGACGACCGCCAAGTTCGAGCAATTCCAGATCATGCTCGAAGGGATCGAAGGTTCGGCCGCGAAGGCGAAAGCGTCGATGGACTGGGTCCGAAACTTCGCGAAAACGACGCCTTACGAGCTTGACCAGGTGATGGAGGCCTTCGTCCAGCTGAAGGCCTATGGCATCGATCCGCTCGACGGCGCGCTCGCCGCCGCCGGCGATGCCGCCGCTGGCATGTCGAAGCCGCTGATGCAGGCGATCGAAGCGCTGGCCGATGCGCAGACCGGCGAGTTTGAGCGCCTGAAGGAGTTCGGCATCCGCGCCCGCGTCGAGGGCGATCGCGTCGCCTTTACATACATGAAGAACGGCAAGGAAATCCGGCGCGAAACGACCAAGAGCGCCGCGGAGATGAAAGAAGCGATCACCGGCATCTGGTCCGAACGCTTCGGCGGCATGATGGAGCGCCAGAGCAAGACGCTCAACGGCATGATCTCGAACCTGAAGGATGGCTGGTCGGACTTCATGCTTCGCGTCGGCCAGGCGGGCGTGTTCGACAAGGTGAAGGGCAAGCTCCAGGGCGTGCTCGACTGGCTCAATGCCAAGCTGGCCGATGGCACGATCGACCGCTGGGCGACCGCCGTCTCCGATGAGCTCGGCCGCGTGATCGACAAGATCAGCGAAATGACCGATCGCGACTGGGCCGGTTTCGCGTCCGATCTCAAGTCGGTCGCCAATGGCTTCCTCGCAATCGGCAAGGGCGCCGCCTGGGCGGCCGAGAAAGTCGCGGCGCTCGTCGCATGGAACGATCGCGCCGGCGCCAGCAGCCGCGCGGGGATATACGAGAATGCCGAGCGTGGCTGGTTCACGAGCGATGCCGCAAAGGCCGACGCGCGCCGCAAACGACGTGAGCTGGAGGCCGAATATGGCCCGATGACCGAAACCGGCCGTGCCGAGGCTGCGGCTCGCCGTCGCGCGGTTCCCAAGATCCGCTCGTCGCCGCGCGCTTCGCCGCTCAATCTGCGCGGTACGCCGATCAAACCCGGCGCCTCGGTGCCGCAGAAGGTCGCCGTCGGCGGTGCGATGGAGATCCGCATCAAGGCTGATCCCGGACTGATCGCGCGGCCCGGCAACATGGCGTCCGCCAATCCCTCCGTCCCGCTCGTCTATCGCGGCGGCGCGATGACGGGGCGCGGCTGATGGCCACTCAGCCCCAGCAGGCGCCTGTCGCTGCGCCGGCCACCACGGCATCCGGATGGCGCGAGCGCTATGTGCGCGGCAGCTTCCGTGGCGTTGCCTTCGTCACCGAGCAGCGCGAGCAGAGCGGGGGGCGCCGCGTTGCGCTGTTCGAACTGCCGTTTCGCGACACGCCGATCGGCGAGGACCTGGGACGCCGCGCGGGCGAATGGCAGATCGACTGTTTCGTTCACGGCACCGACTATATGGACCGGCGCGATGCGCTGATCGACGCGCTCGAGGCGTTTGGTCCCGGCACCTATGTCGATCCGTGGACCGGCCAGCAGCATCAGGCCTATTGCGAGGATTATCGCTTCGTCGAAAGCACCGACGAAGGCGGCATGGCGCGTTTCACCATCTTGTTTCGCGAAAGCGGCGCCGAAAAGCCGCTGACCGCGACCGCCGACACCGCCGCATTGGCGCAATCGACCGCGTCGTCGCTATCCGCGGACCTGCCCGGCGACTTCGCGCAGCGCTTCTCGATCGACAAGGCGGCGGGCTTTGTCGAGGATGCCGCCGCTGATCTCGTCGCCACGGTCGCTACCGCGGCCGAACTCAGTGCGGCGACGTCGGGCGGTCTCGGCCAGGCGCTGCGAAGCTTCGAAAGCGGCCTCCGCCTCTTGCCGTCGGGTACTGCCGCGCTGCTTCGCGCGCCGCTATCGCTCGGTCAGACGCTCGTCGGCCTGGTCGGAGCAGTGTCGGCGCTGTCGTCGCAGCCGCGCGCGCGGCTGCGCGCGGTCGAGCCGCTCGCCCGCTTTGGCGGCGAAATCGATGCGGTGGTCGGCACAACCCCGGCGCGGCGCCGGCAGGCCGCCAACCAGGACGCGATCGTTCACCTCGTGCGCGCCGCCGCCGGAGCCGAGCTGGTCAAGGCCGCTGCGCAGATCCGCTGGACCAACCAAGGCGACGCGACGATGACGCGCGATCGGATTGCCGCCATCTTCGACGCGCATGCGCTGTCGGCCGCCGACGCGGGTGAGGACGCGCGCGCCGATCAATTCGACCAGCTGCGGACCGCGCTCGCACGCGATATCGGCGCGCGCAGCGCCGGACTGGCTCGCGGGTACCGGTACACGCCGCGGGCGACCGAGCCAGCGCTGACGATCGCGCAGCGGCTGCACGGCTTTGGCCCGGCGATGGAGGCACAGGCCGAAGCGCTGGTTGCCATGAATCGCGTCCGTCATCCGGGTTTCGTCCGGGGAGGTACCGCGCTCGATATCGTCGGGTCGGAGCCGCGAAATGACTGATCCCCGTGCCAGTCTGAAGATTGCCGGCCAGCGCTATGAAGGTTGGACGGCGATGCGGATCACCCGCTCGATCGAAAGCATCTGCGGTGACTTCGCCTTCGAAATCGCCGCCCGCGAATTTACCGGCGCGTCGCGCTGGCCGCTCCGCACCGGCGACCCTTGCGTGGTCGAGGTCGACGGCGAAACGGTGATCACCGGATATGTCGATGCCATCGACCCGCAGGTCGACGATCGCGGCTATGGCATCACGTTGACCGGGCGCGACCGCGCCGGCGACCTGGTCGACTGCTCGGCGATCGCCAATCCGGGCAGCTGGACGGGCAAGAGCATCGACGCGATCGCGGCCGAGCTCGCGAAGCCCTTTGGCATCGACGTCGTCGCAAAGGCCGACACGGGTGAGAAGGTCAAACGCTTCGCGCTTCAGCAGGGCGAAAGCGTCTATGCCGCGATCGAGCGGCTGGCGCGCTATCGCGGCCTGCTCGCTGTCTCGAACCCCGCCGGTCAGGTCGAGCTGATCCAGCCGGGCCAGGGCGCGATCGTCGCGCAGCTTGTCGAAGGGCAGAATATCGTCGCGGGCCGCGCCACCCACGACGCGCGCGATCGCTTCAGCGACTATGTAATCAAGGGTCAGGCATCGGGTGACGACAATGCCAACGGCAAGGCGGTGTCGGCAGTCAAGGCAGAGGCGCGCGATCCTGCGATCACTCGCCATCGCCCCCTGCTGATCATCGGCGAGGACCAGTCGACGACCGCCAATCTTCGCAAGCGCGCCGCGTGGGAAGCATCGACCCGCGCCGCAAAGGCGCAGCGCGCAGGCCTGACAGTTCCCGGCTGGCGTACGCCGGCAGGCAAGCTGTGGCGTCCCGACCAGCTTGTCGGGGTCAAAGCGCCCTTCCTGCTCGTCGAGGGGACGATGCTGATCACCGAAGTCACGCTGGCAAAGGATGACCGCGGCACCGTCGCCGACCTGACCGTCACCCCGCCCGAAGCGTGGAGCCTGCTCCCCGTATCGGAAAGCGCCGACGCCAGCGCGATAGGGGGTGGCTGATGGATATCGCCGCCACCGTGCGTCGCCTGACGGGACCGCTTGCGGGCCGGATCGAGATGATGATCGGCCGCGCCGTCATCGCCGCGATCGCCGACGCGCCGCAGGCTCAGGCGTTGCAGATCGAGCTGCTCGCCGACGAGGTCCATGACGGCGTCGAGCGGTTTCAGGGCTATGGTTTCACCAGCCATCCGCACCCCGGTGCCGAGGCTGTCGTCGTCGCCGTCGGCGGCACGCGCAGCCACCTGATCGTCGTCCAGGTCGAGGATCGCCGCTACCGGCTGAAGAACCTCGCGCCCGGCGAGGCCGCGCTGTTCGACGATCTTGGTCAGGTTGTCCATCTGAAGCGCGACTGCATTCATATCGAAAGCCCGAACAAGGTGACGATCGAGGCGCCCGATGTCGAGGTCATCGCCGACAGCGTCATCATCGACAGCGCCGATATCGGGCTTGGCGGCGCCGGCGGAGCGAAGGTCGCGCGCGTCGGCGACGACGTCGACCTCGGCACCGGCAAGATCATCAGCGGCAGCGACGTGGTGAGGGCGGAATGAGCAAAGCGGCTGTTCTCGCCAAAATCCGCAAGTGCCTTGCATTGGCCAGTAGCTCCAACGAGCACGAAGCTGCGGCCGCGCTCGCGAAGGCGCGCGCTCTTATGGAAGAGCATGGCGTTACCGATGCCGATGTCGAACTGGCTGACGTTGATCAGCGGTCGGCGTCTCGGCCGTCGAAGGCATCTCGGCCGCCACAATGGGAAGCGCAGCTCGTAAGTCTCATCGCCGATGTTTTTCAATGCGAGAGCTATCTTGACGGGGCGAATGTGATGTTCGTCGGCGTTTCCGCGCGACCGACCGTGGCATCCTATGCCTTTGCGATGGTTCGAAGGATCATCACCAAGCAGCGTGGCGAGTATATCGCACGCCGCCTTCGCCGCTGCAAAGCAGGAACGAAGCGCGCTCGCGCCGATCATTTTTGCCAGGGCTTCGTCGTTGGCGTCGAGCGCGCAGTCGCTGCCCTGGTTCCGGCATCGACCGGCTGTGAGCTTGCTCGGCAATGGATGGAAACCAACCTCTCGTTGCGACCGGTGAAATCTCGCGTTCCCGTCGCGACCCGATCGCGCTTGATCGGCGATGATTATTTTCGCGGCTTCCGACGTGGGCGTGAGGTTGAACTCAGCCATCGACTTGACGGCGGCGCCAATGTGTCGCCCGCGAGGATCTCGGCTCAATGACCGACATCGCGCTCCTCTGGTCGAACGACAGCTTCAGCGGCGACATCGCCCTCGAATCGGGGCGGCTTGCCGCCGATGACGGCTTGCGTACCGCCATTTTGATTTCGCTGTTCACCGACGCGCGCGCGCGATCCGACGACCGGCAACCCGACTTGGGCGCCGATCCGCGAGGATGGTGGGGCAACGCCTTTGCTCCCGTTGCCGGGCGCGAGCTCGGGTCGCGCCTGTGGCTGCTCGGCCGCGAAAAGCTGACCGGCGACGTCGTCGAGCGCGCCCGCACCTATGCGGTCGAAGCGCTCGCCTGGCTGAAGGAGGACGGCATCGTGTCGGCGCTGTCGATCGAGACTGCGCGGATCGGCAATCAGATGATCGCGATCAAGGTGACGGTCGACCGGCCCGAAGGCCCGGCGCGGCAGGTGTATGATTTTGTTTGGGAGGCCAGCCTGTGAGCTTTAACCGTCCTACGCGCAGCGCGATCATCGACCGCATTCGGGGCGATTTCGACAGCCGCCTGCCCGGCGCCGACAGCCGATTGCCCGCCAGCATCCTCGACGTAATGGCGCGCACCTATGCCGGCGGTGTTGACGGCCTCTATGGCTATCAGGCGTGGATTGCGTCGAATATCCTGCCCGACACCGCGGACAGCGACATCCTTGCGCGGCACGCCGGTATTTGGGGCCTGACGCGCAAGGGCGCCGTCGGCGCCGCCGGAACGGTCGCGCTGACCGGCGTCCAGGGGACGGCCGTTCCGATCGGATCGGCGCTGGTGCGCGACGATGGCGTTGAATTCCGTACTACCGCGGCGGTCACGCTGGGGCTCGGCAACACGAGTGCGCCGGTCGAAGAGGTCGCGGGCGGGCTTGCCGGCAACACCGCGATCGGCACCGTTTTGCGCTTCGTCGCGCCGATCGCCGGGGTCGATGCCGACGCGACAGTGACGGCGCCCGGCCTCGATGGCGGCGCCGCCGAGGAGGACGACGAGGCGCTGCGCACGCGCCTGCTCGCGCGCATCCGCACCCCGCCCCAGGGCGGCGCGCGCGGCGATTATGAACGCTGGGCGCTCGAGGTGCCCGAAGTCACCCGCGTTTGGGTGTTCCCGGCATGGATGGGCGCAGGGACCGTCGGAGTTACCTTCGTTCTCGACGGCCGCGCCGACATTCTGCCGACCGTCGATGACATCGCCGCCGTCGAGGCCTGGCTGGATGCGCGCCGCCCGGTGACCGCCAACCTCGTCGTTTTCGCGCCGGAGCCATTCCCCATCGATTTCCGCATCCGGCTGACCCCCGACACGGCCGACACCCGCGCTGCGGTGCTGGTCGAACTCGCCGATTGCTTTGCGCGAGATGCGCAGCCCGGCGGCACGATGTTTATTTCGCGCGAGCGCGAGGCCGTGTCGATCGCCGCGGGCGAGGCGTCGCATGAACTGGAACTGCCCGAACTTAACCAGACGGTGCCAGCAGGATCGCTGCCCGTGCTGGGCGAAGTGGAGTTCGTATGACGGCCGCCCCGTCGACCAGCCAGCTCGCGCCGCACAGCGCCGAAGCCTATCAGGCGCAACTCGCGGCCTTGCTGCCGCAAGGCCGCGCCTGGCCGCGCGAAGCAGACTCGACGCTGATGCGCCTGTTGCTCGCCGAAGCCGACGAGCTCGCGAGGGTCGATGGTCGCGCCGCCGACCTGCTCGAAGAGGTCGATCCGCGCACCACGCTTGAGATGCTGGGCGATTGGGAGCGCGTGGCGGGCCTGCCCGACAATTGCATCCCGGCGCCCGATTCGATCGCCGAACGCCGCGCCGCGCTGCTCGCCCGGCTGACCGGTCAGGGCGGGCAAAGCCGAGCCTACTTCATCGAGCTTGCAGCCGCGATGGGCTATGCCGTCACGATCGATGAATTCGGCCCGTTCGTTGCTGGCAGCCTCGCCGGGCAGGATCTGAATGGGGACGCATGGGTGCACGCCTGGCGCGTCAACGTCCTTCCGCCGGCTGTCGACACCGGCCAGGGCTTCACCATCACCTATTTCACGGCGGGCAGCGATGCCGGCGAGCGCTTGGCGGGCTTCGGCTCGCTCGATCTCGAATGCGTGATCAGCCGCGCGCGGCCCGCGCATTCGATCGTCCTCTTTTCCTACCCTGTCGAGCCAGAGCCGATCGCCTGGTTCGACTTCACGCTAGACTGAAAGGCTCATCATGCACCGGATCGATGGCCCCGGCCATATTGGCAACCGCTTCACCGAGGGCGATCCCTCGATCGGCCAGCGCGCCACGCGCGTTACTCAGGACTGGCTCAATAGCGTCCAGGAAGAGATCGCTTTCGTGATCGAGGAGTCAGGCCTCGAGCTCGACAAGGAGCAGACGACGCAGCTCTATGATGCGATCGTCGAACTGGTGTCGGGCGTCGTCGGCGATGGCAGTGGCGCTGTGCCGACAACACGGACGATCACCGCCGCGGGCCTTGCGACGGGCGGCGGTGATCTTGCCGCAAATCGCACGATCACCGTTGAAAAGGCCAGCGCGGCCGAAGTGGCCGCGGGCGTCAACGATACCAAGGCGATCACACCGCTCGCGCTTCAGGGCGGCGCGGGCGCCAGCCTGATGGCGGGCATCGGATACAAGACCATTTTCGGCCTGATCTTTCAGTGGGGCACTTATTCGGTCGGATCGAACAGCTCGGTCAATGTGACCTTGCCGACGACCTTTCCGACGATGTGCGTCCACGCGAACGTTGCCGGCGGGCGGCTCGATTATGGCGCCCAGGACAACAACCCGGTCGTCAGCGGCAAATCGGCGAGTGCGATCACCATTTTCAACGCTACCGACAGCGTCGGGGTGACCGGAACTTATCTGGCAATCGGTTTCTGAGGAGCGCGACATGGAACATTTCTTCAGCCCGTCGACCGGCGGCTTCTTCAACGAACTGACCCACGGCGCGCGACTTGTTGCCGAACCGCAGACCGAGGCGCAGATCAAGGCGCGCCGTCAGCCGAAATATCGGCCGAATCCCGAATGCCAGATCCCGGTCGACGCTGTCGCGGTCAGCCATGACCAATGGCAAGAGCTGCTCGTTGCCCAGGGGCGCGGCCAGATAATCGCCGTCAAGGCGGGCCGTGTCGTCGCGGTCGATCGCCCGGCCCCTCTGGCTGAAGAGCAGCTGGCGCAGATCCGCGCGCGCCGCGACCGCTTGCTCGCGGACACCGACATCATGGTGACGGTCCCCGACTATCCGATCACCGAAGATCAGCGCGCCGAGCTGGTCGCCTGGCGCGTCCTCCTTCGCGACTTCCCGGCCGAGATCGCGCCGATGCTTCCGGTCGAAACGGTGGAATGGCCCGTCGCACCGGGCTGGCTCGCGGACAAGGGCGTGCAGCTATGAGCCGCCGCAAGCAACCCGCGCTCGCAGTCCCGGTGACCGACGAAGGCGCGATCGCGCTCCTCGCCACCTACGGCGAGGTCGAGCGGGCGATTCGCGTATCGGCCGAGGAGGCCGACAAGATCGCCGCCGGCGCCAAGGCGCGACATGATGCCTTGGTCGCCGAATGTGCACCGCTTCAGCGTGAGCGCTTCGCCGCGCTGAAATCATGGTGGGAAGCCGGCGCCGCCGCGCGCATGGCCGGCAAGAAGCGCTCGGCCGAGCTCGCCGGCGCGAAGATCGGCACCCGCCTCGGCAATAAATCGGTGCGGCTTCCGCGCGGCACGAAGGTCGAGGCGATCGTCGAATATCTCCGCAGCCTCCGCTGGATGGGCTCCTCGCGCTTCGTTCGAGCGAAATATACGCTCGACAAGGATGCGCTCATCGCCGCTTGGCCCGAGGAAGCGGACACGCGCAGGGTCTTCGAGGCAAAGGGTGTCACCGTCGCCCAGGACGATGAATTCTTCATCGACGTCGGCCCGGCCGACGACACGGCGGGACGGTGATCACGCGTCCGATATACAAGCTGACGCACCGGGATATTCCCGGCGCAGCCATACATGGGTCGCAGGGGGATTGCGAGCGCTGGCGCGACAACATGGTCGCTGGCGGTGCGCGCTTTACGCTCTGGTATCTCGCCGTCGCGTCCGCGCCGAAAGATATGAGCGAGACGGCCTTCAAAATCGAACCCGCTCCTCGTTGCCAGTGCTGCGGTGAATTTATGATCTGGAAGCACAACGATAGCCTGACGACATGGGAGAATGGCCAAACCCGCTGCGCTCGTCATCACGATCGCAATCCGTGCGCGATCGAGGGTTGCAAGAGGACGACGGCCGCGCCGATCGGCGCCCGCGGACATGCGATCATTGATGCCGATCGCTGGCTCTGCGGGGAGCACTGGCGGAAATATGTGCCCCCGCGGTCCCGGCTTCGTCGAGCCTATCACGCGCACTTCAAACGCGCCAAGCGCAACCGATCTCCTTCGAATCCCGAAGGATGGACGCCGCGCCTCAATCGAAAATTCTGGCGCTTCTGGACTTATATCGTCGCACAGGCGCGCCGCCGCCACGAGGGCGGCTTCATCGACGAGGCAGAGATTGCCCGGCTCATGGGCTGGGATGTCGCCGAACCCGTTTAAGGGGGAGGCAACGGGCGCGCCAACGCCCGTCACCGCAGGGACTGGACCCCGCACCTCGCGATGCCGCGGCATCGCTCCGTTCCCCCGCCGGCCAGCCGGCAGGGGCTGCGTTAGGTGTATGAAGTGAACGAACTATTGACGCATCTGGAGCCTGTGGCTCCGACCCGGCCCGTCGCCGGTTACATCGGCGGAAAGAAGAAGCTGGCGCCGCGCCTGGTCGAGATCATCAATGCGACGCCGCACGATCTCTATGCCGATGTCTTCATGGGCATGGGCGGCGTTTTTCACCGCCGCGATCGCCGGCCGAAGGTCGAGGTCATCAACGATATCTCGCGCGACGTCGTCACGCTGTTCCGCATCCTGCAACGCCATTATCAGCAGTTCCTCGACGTGCTCAAATGGCAGCTCGCGAGCCGCGCCGAATTCGAGCGCCTAATGCAGGTCGACCCCGACACGCTCACCGATCTCGAGCGCGCTGCGCGCTTCCTCTATCTCCAGCGCCTCGCCTTCGGCGGCAAGGTCAACGGCCGCAACTATGGCGTGACCAGGACCGGCCCCGCGCGCTTCGACCTCACCAAGCTGATCCCGCTGCTCGAGGAAGCGCATGATCGCCTCGCCTCGGTCCATATCGAGCGCCTGCCGTTCGACCAGCTCATCAGGCGATACGATCGCCCCGGCGCGCTCTTCTATTGCGACCCGCCCTACTTCGGGAACGAGGACGACTATGGCGAGGGCATCTTCTCACGCGCCGATTTCGCCCGTCTGAGAGACCTCTTAGAAGCCGTTGAGGGTCGCTTCATCCTGTCGATCAACGACCGCCCCGAAATCCGTGAACTGTTCGCCGCGAGCGCGATCGAGGCCGTCGAGCTCGATTACAGGGTGAGCGGAAAGGTGACGCCGGCGCGCGAGCTGATCATCACTGGCGGTAAGGGCGCGACGGCGCTAAAGCCCGCCCATGAACGGCGGTGCTAGTGCTCCAGAACCTCTTGTCCGAGACTCCAGATGCTTTTGCCGCGCTACAACCTCCCCCTCCCGCAGGCGGGAGGGGGTCGGGGGGTGGGCAGCGGCACCGATCGCCCTCACTTCAGCAACCCCGGCAGCCCCATCTTCACCGCCAGCC